ACTCAATGGTCGCATCTTGGGGAACTTCATTCCTTTTCATTCCAGTACCACCACATATCGTCATAAGCGTGTGTCTGACCCGGAAATGTACCAACGCCATAAGGAAATTTACTTCCTACTAATGGATTTTTCGTTGGGTTAAAATGAACACCTGCACCAAATTCAATAGCAAGCAATATGCTAAACGGTGCGTAACCATCTTGTTCTTTTACTTGCCCCTTGGCAAGCAATATACCGTTACACCCAATCTTGTCAGCAGATATGTTTGTCGAAACCGTAACATACTTTCCTAATGGACTCTCTGATATATTTGTTTCAGCGACCTCTACACCACTTTGTAATAGTCTATAAACAAGTTGTTTACATTTGATAGGTAAATCATCCCTATACTGTAAAAGTTGCTTTTTAAGGGCGTTTAATCCACTTACAGACAAGTCCGCAGTAAATGTTTTTTTTCCCATACTATTTCACATTCCTTTTTAACAAGAACAAGTCCTCATTTAATCCTTCATCTGCAACACCTTTTACTGTGTAATCAGCACTGCTTTCATCTGGAATTGTGTTATCATCATCCTTGTATACGATTTCTGACTTCTTCCAAATCACGCTACCGGATTTCAAAGGCAAATAACCTTTACTGACAATGATTTGTGCATAGTTTGTACTATCATCAATACCATAGTCTTGCCATACAACTTCATTCAACTTATTTGTGATGTTTGCCTTAAACTCAACTGGTTTTGTATAACCAATTGTTGTTTCTCCGGTTTCAATCTTGTTTCCATCATCATCCGTAATGTAAATTATATTTCCCTCTTCGTCTGTATAACTTTCATATATCGGTATTTGCCCGTCTTGCAACGAATAATACATTTTTTGTTTGTTAGATGCCAACGTCATCAAGGCAACCACCTACTCACTTGATTTAATCTGTTTAATAAGCTGATTTCCGTATACGCTCAATCCGGCAACAAGAACACCCTGAACAATTGATGTAAACACTGCCATAAGCATTTCTGGTACTGTTCCAATAGATGTATTTGCCATTACCCAAATGGCACAAAGCAAAATACCAAGTACACCTAAAATACAAGGAATGTACTTATCTTTGATAACATCCATTTTTTTAATTCCGACACCGATAATATACAGAACAACTGCTACTACAATCAGTTCCGGTTTTACATAACTCATAATACTATCCATCTTTTCTTACTTCCTTTCCGTTGAGACGTTCTTCAAGTCCGTTAAGCCTGTGATGAGCCTGCTTGCAACTTTCTTCAACTTTAATAATTCTGTCATTGTGCATTTTAATATCTTCCCTCATGGATGATATTTCTGATTTAATCGCTTTAGTATCTTGACCTATATCATCAAGTTTTACATTGATTCTTGTGTTGTCTTTTACGCGTTCTTCTATATCTTTTGTGTCTGTCCGCTTATTATTCTTTAGTCCAAAGTAAACAGAAAAACAAACGGAAATAACGCTAATAAGTAAAGCAATCTCAATATTCATACCTTACCGCCTTTCCGCAAATTATAGTGTTTCGTTGCCCTCCACCGCTTACACGAAACGCCCTGCGAGAAATTTAGATACTCTAAACAACTCACGCACAATCTTCTATAAGACCTGCACAAATGGATAAACACATTTCAAAATATCATCACGACTAACCCAAGTCCTTGAAATTGAATTTTCGCTATGGCTACTTTCAAATGGTGCTCCGATTTGTGCAAAATCATATACTGCCAAATTCTTAATTACGGAATAGTAGTTGTTATAAAGGTCTTTTTCTATCTCTTCATCCGTATAAGATGTTGCCTGATAGTTTCTTCTGTTCTTAACTTCTCGTATAGCATCTTTGACCTTTACTGAAATTATGTCAGCATTAAACGTAGGCTCATTTCCATATTCAATTGTCAAATCTGCAATAATTTCTTCTTGCAGTCCTACTTCCATTGCTTCATCCATAATTCAAACTCCTATAATCCGAATTTTTCAATCAACATTTTCTTTAAATCTGCGCCGCTAATCTCTTCCGCTTTATCAAATCCCTGCTCGTTAGCAAGTTTTTGTAAATCAGCGGTAGACATACGATTGATTTCTGTTTTGGTATAAGACTTCTCAGCAGACAGATTTGTATTTTCAGAAAAACTAGAGGTGGATTTCTCCACCTCTTTTGAATTATTTTCTGGAACATCTTCTCCTGCTGCATACCAAATACCATTCTTATTTACGATATAGGGATATATCATGCTTAATACCTCCTACTCTTGTGAATGAACCTCAATTACAAATGTTGAATCCATATTTTCATAAGATGGAAGCACAATCTCAGAAGCGGTTACAGATGTAATAGCTGGTGGACCGTACTCAACTTTCTTTGCTACTGCAATTCCTACTCCGTACATAGATACGTCTACATCAGCCACCTGTGAAGCTGTTCTCTCTTCCGGTGTAGTACCAAACCAAGTACCGCCAAGAGCACCAGAAGGAAGTAATGTAACCTTATCATCTGGATAAAAATATGCTTCCTTGCCATCATCCCCAATGTACATCTTGTCATAAAGAACAATGGTAAGTTTTGTTCTTGACTTAACGATTGAAATTACATTATCGTCTGTAAGTTCAATATTTGCTGTAAGGTTTTGGGCAAGAATTGCATTTTTAACCTGTTTATTCTCTAACAGATAATTAAACGTGTTAGAGTTCATAAGAACATATGTTGCAACCTTACCAAGTTTTGCAAGCGCTTTTCTTGCATTATTAAGGTCGGTAAGTGGCTTTGAATTTACTGTGTCGCTCCACATTGCTGTGTCCTGCAACTTTAAGTAATGCTTAGCGGTATATTCTCCGTTAGGGTCGTAATCATACTCATACTTAACGCCATCAGATTCAATTCCGATTGTTGGGTGTCCTTTTGCTGTGGCAAGAAGAGCCATTCTCATTCTTTCCGGAACAACCTCTGCACCTCTTACAAGTGTTGTGGTATCATCATAGATACTTTGTAATGCTCCCTGTAAATACGGGTCGTTTTCATCCTTAATTCTGTCGATTTCCTGTGCATCTTCCTCTGTAATAACCATCTGTTCACGGAAAAATGCCATCTGTGTCTTTTCTGTTTTTAATCCCTCTCTTGCTCGAATGGTAGGCAATGCATCAAAGTTTGACGGCTTTAACGAAACCGGAAGTCCTTTGTGTGTTTTAATCCACTTTAAATCAAGTCCCGATTTCTTTCTTTCTGGGAACCATTGTAATCCAAGATAAGGAATATCATTGCTTGCATCGTTTGTAGCTGCAAGCGCAATGGCTTTTGTATCTACTACTTCATTTACTAACATTCTTTTTACCTCCTGTTAATTACTCAAATACAATCATTGGCAGTGCTGTCTTAACTGCTGCATCAATGGTTACACCCGAATGATTTTTGGCTGTTGTTTCATCAATATAAGCTTTTTTAAGCAATGTACCCTGTGGTCTATCTTCGGTTACATCATGAAGCAAAATACCAACTACTGTTGCTGTGTTGTCTGCAACTCCTGTCTTTCCAATAGGTGTTCCAGCCTTAACAACCTTTTTCCCATTCGCCAATTTCTCTGTTACGCTTGTAAAATCAAGTGTCATAGGAATACCCTCAAACGGTTTTCTTTTGAGGATGTTTACATCACCCTCGTATGCTGTCTGTTCAAACTGCATCATTTTAATTACCTCCTACATAATGTGATAAAACGTCATTATTCTGTTTCTGACCGCTGTAATACTTCTCTACAAGTTTTTCAGCGTTTGTTTTTTCTTCTCCACTTCCACCTGTAGAACCACCCGGATTAGGCGTATCGTCAAGTTTCTGTTTCTCATATTCAGCGATTGCCGTTTTTTTACTGTCGGCAAAAATCTGACCGAGAACCTCATAATCTGTAGCACCATCATCTGTAACAACTTTGCTTGCCTGCTCTGCTGTCAACCCAAACTTTTCCATTGCATTTGTTCTCTGTGTGCGAACTGTATCTTTCTTTTCAAGTTCTGCAATTTTTTTGTTTGCTACTTCCAATGCACTTGTTGCTTTTTCAACTTCTGTCATGTTCTGGCTATTAAGCTCGTCAAGCTGTGTCTGTAATTCGTCAGCCTTATTAGCTTTTTCTTTGTACTGTTCAGCTTTGGCATTTGCCTTTTGAACCGTACTTCCATAGTCAGCCATTATTTTGTCTGCATTTTCCTCGCTAATTCCCATAGCAATAAGTTCTTCTCGTTTCATATTTTTACCTCCATGTCATACGAATTTTTATACGGTGCAACGACACCGATTGACATTGCTGTTTTGTACGCTCACAGCTTTGCGAATTTTTATAAAATAAAAGAGATAGTCTATTCGACTACCTCTTTATTTACTGGATTGTTATTTTGTCCCACCACATCTGTATCTTTGCTTGTCGGGTACAGATATTCCATTCTGTCTTTTGATTCAAGTGCAACCGCTTCACTGTCACTAAACAAATCAACGGTTTTAATTGCTCTTTTGTAATCAACCCCTGCTTCAAGTAACATTTTAAGTGCTTCTGATTTTGTAAGCAGATTATCTATCTTATTATGGTTGATATGTATTTCAATGTCGCTTGGCATAAGCGTAAAATTTCGCTTTATGCGCAAACGATTCAGTATAATTCTAAGAGACATTCTTTCCGATTTTTTTAGTATCGGTTCGTTGATTGCCGTTCTTAGTCCTGCATCATAATGTCCGTTTCGTAGGTTTACTGCATTTCCAGTATCACCTCCGGCATTGTTATTGGAACGATTAGCCAATCCTTGAATACTCAAAAACCTTTCAAACAAATCATCAAAAACAACTTGACTTTCTGTTTGATTCAGTTCATTTGTCATTACATCAACGTCGGCTTTATTTTCGCCATTGTTTGATTTAACAACTAAAGCACCCTCTAATCTCATCTGTGAAAACGTTTCATTGTCAATCTCGCAATTCACAAATTTAATCCATGCAGAAACAAACTGCTCAATGCCGTTTACCCGGTCAGAAGATAATGTATTGATTGAATCCGTAATAGGAATTGTAATTTCAATATCCGATAATCTTCTTGCATTATTTGGATATTCCACAACCGGAATAGCGTTATTTCCGTTCAACCCACTACTTTTAATTTTTCCGTCAACAATTTCAAAATACTCTCTTTCCGTATAGCAAAAATATATTGAATTATTGTTTTCATCTTCTCTAATTTGACAAGAAAATGCGGGTTTTCTATTTGAGTAATAAACAACAAATGTATAGCGTGGGTCTTCCGAAAACAAAGAAAAGTCGCTTTCGTCAAGCAAATCTCCGTTTCCGTTGTCATTTCCAACAAATCTATAAGCCGTACCACAAATACTTCTCCAACGGCAAATATCAATATCTACTTCTTGTTTACTTTCAGAATCCATCGTAACATTCAGTTCCGTAATCTCTTCTGATTTCTTATCGTCTGTTCCACGTAACACATATTGAATAGGCTCTGCACATATTTCAGCAGTTTTACGCTCAACAAGTTCATAAGCAAGATTTAAAACAAGTTTGTTGTTTACCTCCGGTCTATTTACCTTTTTACGGTATAAAATAGGCTGGTCTCCTCTGTAATATCTATCAAGGTAATTGATTTCTTTTGCATTTTGCGTGTGAATCGAAAGTGCCTTGCTTAATTCTTCGACAATATTTAATTTTGTAATTTTGGATTTATTTGTAGAAATTACTTTTCTTCCAAAATTGCATTGATTTACTGCCGTAAACGGTCTTATGTTTTTTCCATAATACTTAAACATTAAAGCACCTCACTAACAAAACGTCATTCCACTCGATGTTGTCCTTTGTACTATTTTTTTCAACTCTGTAGTTCCAGTATCTACATGGTAAACAACTCTTTTTCTGCATTTTTTGCAATTCACAGAAATATTCATACTGGAACGTCCATCCCATGTAGCTACTTTTCTTCCACATCTTGGACAATATATCGTTTTTGGTTCCGTCATAAAAACCTCGTTTCTTGCAATAAAAAAACACCGCCTTTTTTTGTGGCAGTGTTTTATTTTGATTTCTTCATTTTATATTATATAATAATTGCTATATGACATACTATGACATATTATCAATCTTTGTATGTTTTTCCATATAACTTTTCAAACTCCTGCAATGCTCTTCCGTGTATTCTGATTGTTTGTCTCCATGAATACGTCATTTCATCTGCAATTTTCTCAAATGTCTTTTTCTCAACATAACGAGCAAACAAAATATGATAATAAGTTTCGTTGTCAATTCCATCAATTTGCGAAACAATAAGATTCTTTTTATCTACATAGGTGTCGATTAAATCATCCAATTCCTTTTCCATCTTTTCAATTTTGCAATAGGTAGAACCCATTTTGTCAAAGTTAGGACTTGTCTTTACTCTTTCTTCATTTTTTACAGCAGAAACACTTCTTGCTAGTTCTCTAAATTGCTGTATTTCAGATAACTTGTTGTTTATCATTCGGTCAAGTCTACTAATTTGCTGTAAATATGTTTTAGTATCCATAATTTCTATAACCTCCTCTAAATGGGTTTTTGGGAACTTCTATTTTTGCCATACTCCAATTTCCCTCAATGAAGTATGCTAAAGACGCAAGGCAATCCGCCGCATCCTCATGTTTGTTTTTTCCAGTAACCGTAAAACTGTATAAATTTGTCATGAATTTTCTGTATTCCTGACTTCGACATCCAACATCACGGAAATAAAACTCTCTAATACTTCCAGCCTTATCCCATATCCTTTGTGCTTTTCTCATGTTTGTAGGTGCATATTCAGAACGTAGATTTATTTTTCGTCCTTTTTTCTTTAGTAATTCTTCGATTTCATCCTTATATCCCTCTCCACCTTGGTTTGCTTCAAAAAACGCACTTCCAACGTCATTATCAATAATCATGTTTGCTACTTTAGGTTTTGTTATTTTCTTTTCACTGTTGTCGAAAACAACATCGTCAATGTAAATTGAACCATCCTCGTACATATAAGCTACCGCAAATGCGAGAAAATCTTCCCCGCCTAAAGCAACGTCACAAGCTGCACATATTCTGTAAGGTTCTTCTTCCGGCAATACACCATTGTAAAATCTCATGTGTTCTGGATTAAAAACTGCACCGTCTCTTTCAATTGGTTCCTGCTGATACTGTGCGCACCAAGATGCCATATCGTCGTTTTCTTCAAACTTTGCTCTTAATGTTCGATAATACTGCGTTGTATATCCAACACCATAATCATAATCAAAGTTGCTTTCATCGTTTTCGTCCAAAGCCGGTATCTTCAAAATGTCGTATCTGATATTTTTGGCTTCTGGGTTATTCTGCAAGAAATCCAATCTATCACTATAAAGGTCGTGCAAACTCCAAATTGTACCATTATGGATTAGTTTGCACTGTTCCTTTTTACGTGACATTACATTATTGTCAAAAATAATCTGCTTTCGTTTGAGTGTGTCCGGGTTAAGAACATCTTGAATACCTTCAAGAATATCATCCAATACCATCCATCCGTAAGCGTCATATTCTCCATTAAGTCCACTTTCCAATCCTTTTCCAGAAAGTGTTTTGTACTTCTTTTTTCTCACAAGGTCTACTTTATGATTTTTTGAATCCGTATCAGCAACTTTTACTTTTGGAAATACATCGGAAAAACAATATGTTGGGTCTGTCCAGATTTCCATGACACCAGTTAAAAATGCTCCGCCTAATCCCTCTTTGTATGTCACATACAAATTGCTTTTTTCTGCGTCTTTTGCACAATGCCATGACATAGCAAGCGTTATTATCTGACTCTTACCAACCCTTGGCGCCATGTGAATAAACAATTCGTCAAGTTTTCCATCTTCAAGTTCCTGCAACTTATCGACAACTTGTTTGAGTGTTTTTCTTCTAGGCTCGTAAAATCTTTCTTTCTTAGGTCTGTTTTTTTCTATGTAAAGAATGTAACTATCAAGAATGTAAGGTGCTTCATAAAGCAGTAAATCGTAATATTTATCTAAAATATCATACGACTGCTTGTTTTTTTGAGATTGTGTTTCAAGCCAATTAAAATCAGCACCATTTGTAATTGATTTTATATACTCAAAAATCAGTTCTTTTGCTCTTGTAGAAACTTTCAATCCATATTCACGGTCTTTTCTTCCGCAAAGTATAATTTTACTTGCTTCGCAATATGCATCTATTACACTACGGTCTATTCCATTCCGTAATATGTATTTTTCGTATTCTTTTATATTTTTCTCATCTTCAATTGTATGCATTAAAAAAGCACCTCCACACAAGCAGAGATGCTATAATAGGCATCCTGCCTATAATTTTTCTAGGTTAGCGACTAACTCCGTTTGTTAGCCGGCAATTTAATTATTTACTGTTCCACTCAAATCCAAAATCCGACCTTTTAATTTTGCATTGAGGAATACCGTCTTTCCAAAACACCAAACCCTCTATGTAATGTTCGGATAGATATTTCTTAATTCCATCAAAGGTTCGTTCTACTTCAACAATGGTTCTCCCATGTGGAATAAGGTCATCATAATCTTTATTGTACGGGTTTCCATTAAAATGCTTTCCAACTGCTTCATACGTTCCATCAGTTAAAGGACTTAAACAACACTGCATTGCAGTATCATATGCTTTTCTGAACCACTTATCCTCTGGTTTCTTATCATCAACTTTTACCCAACATGGAAAATGCCCTGTAATTGGGTCTGCCTTTTCCTGACATTTAATAGCTCCTTTTGGAACTGGTTTACCGTTCTTTGCGTCATATCTCTTGTAAAATTCTCCGTTGATAATCGCGCAACATGAACCATCAAATTTTACCGTTGCGACTCCATCTCCATTCAAAACCCATTCCATACCTTTTTTTACAATTGGAAGTGTTTCTACAACGCAATTGCTTATATATTTTCTTTCAAACAACGTAGGTATCTTTTTCATTTTTACTTCACTATCCTTTCACAAACAATCAAAAATTACTTTTCAACTAATTCATCTGCACGCCTTGTCATTTCAATTTGTGTTCCATTTTCATCTTTTGTACAAACAGAAATATATCTATTACATAAACTACGCACATCTCCTCCAAGATATATTTCCGTTTTGTCATCATCAAAACTGTAACACTCTCTCATTTTTTCAATGCAATTATTCATTTCTGTTATTTTCATAATGACACACTCCTAACAATTTATCTTAATACCTTCTGTTAAAACTTCCGTCCTTTTCTCATTTAACATTGGTACATTGTTTTCATCTGTTTTTATCCAATTTGCATCAATTACAATCATTGGTTCTTCTCCTGCATGGGCACTGAAATGTAATTCAACATCTTTACCCGGCACTTTTTTACCATCAATAAATAGCTTTGCGGTTTCTCCGTCAGATATTATCTTGATTTTTTCTTTTTCAATTGGCTCGCATCCATATACTGATTTCAAAGATTCATTATACCATTCATCTATTTCCGCTATTACAGCCGATGCACGATATGTAGGCTTACTCATTGTCCTTGTTCTGCTACACAAAACCTCTTGATAATTGTCAACGATAAATTCGCAATCTTCTCCGTTGTACTCATAATCCTTGTAGAATTTCCAAAAAGACTTTATGTTTTTTATAAATCTAAACAGCATTTTCATTTTCACTATCCTTTCCAATAAAGCAAATCTACAACGTATAAAGGGCTGTAACCATAATCATATTTGCAACCTATTGTTTTCTTCATTTATGCACAACACCTTTCTTGAAACTTCGACGCATTCTTCTCTCTTTTCTTCGTTTGTACATTTGCCATCTGCGTTGTATCGGCAGGAAGTTAGGTTGCATTTTTTATTTGCATAAGCATTATTCACATTATCAATCCATTCACGAAACGGAATGTTGCTGATTGTGGCATTATCTAATGCTTCATCAACCGTTTTTTGCACTATTTCTTTTATTGATATTTTCATTCCTCATAAACCTCTCAAAATCTTCCATACACTTATTACATAAATCGTAGGTAATATTTAATATGCCATTTTGTGTGATTGATTTCATACACAACAGACCTACTTTTATCTCTTTCCCACACCTGTCGCAAGTATACCATTCTTTTTCGTGCCGCATAAAAACTAACCTCCAGTATCAAACAGAATACACTTTTTATTTTTCAATAATCTTTATCGTGTCCTGCACTCCATAGTAAATGACATATCTCTTACCATTTTCTCCCTCAAATTTAATATAATTATCATCGTGATTGCTTTCTACGTCAACTTTGCCCTCGTAATGGAAAATCTCTCTTCCGTCCTCTGCTGTTATTGTAATTTCCCTCTCAATACCATTTTCTAGTTCAGACTGGTAATCTTTATAGTTTCTAATTCCGCTTGCCGTAGACTTGTTCCACCAGTTAATACCAAAGCCAATCAGAACAGTAATAATACAGCAAACAACAAATGAAACAATTGACGCTCTTAAACTTTCTGTCATAAGTCCAACTAGCAATACAAGAAAAAGAAAAACAAAAACAATACAAACTAAAATTACCCATTGTCCAAATGTAAACATATTTTCTACCTCACTTTCCAAATAAAAACCTTTTTACAGATGCTATGCGTTGTCTTATAGTGGTTTTTTCATACAATGCTGGCAATCCGTTTTCTTTTCTCCACGTATCATTTAGCAAATATCCAGTAACACGAATTGAAATATAATGTCTGACACTATCTTCTTCCCAATGCGTTTTAGGCAATCTTCCAAAATTCTTCATCGAAACAATTTCAACACGCTTTTTTGACATATCCATTGCATATTTGTTTTCTTTCTTGTCAAACCAAAAAGAAATACCGTCTATCTCAAAGTGTTTCATTTTGCTTAGTTCCATCAACCCATCAACCTTTCAAGCTAATCCTAGCATATGCAAAATTTCATGTTCACATATTTCCATTGAACCTTCTCTTGTGTGAATAAGGATTTCGTGAAGTTTTTCATATTCCGATTGACTACATTTATATTTATTAAAATTACTTGAAAAACAATAATATAAACAATATCCGTATCCTTTTCCACCAATATTTTCATAAATAGTCTTGCCAACAATATTATATTTTGACGTTTTCAAAACTTTTCTTTTTTTGTCTATGAAATACTCTTTTTCTTCTGCTTTTAATTTCTCTTGAAGATATTTCAAAAAAAATTGTATATCTTTTTCGGACTTAGAAACATACAAAATAGTTTTTTCCATCAATCCACCAACTTCCTACCACACATAGGGCAATTATTGATTTCATAATCAAAATCCATAAAACTATCTCCCGTTGCGAAATGTATATAAACACCGTGTTCATCTTTGTATATGTAATCTTTGTATTTTGTGCTTGTGTAATCTTTGGTATAAATGTTTTTGCAAAATTCACACATTTCCATATCCCCTTTATCAAAATACCAAGAAACCGCCGCAATCTACTTCATCTCTTTTAACCCATATGTTGCGTTGGCAAAACGGATTTCCACACCTCCAGTTATATTCGGTTTCTTGTGTTGGAAAGTATTATCCGGTTACTTATTACTATTCTGTCCATACTCTACTTTCAGACAACCAACACAAGCATTTTAATTATTTCAGCAAGGAATACCGAAACGCTTGCTTATCCGGTAGCGAACCGGAACATTGATGTGGTGAGGAATCGAACCTCACATGATGCCTTTGTCGATATCCTTTCGGCTCATTTTGGCATCGTACTTGTGGTTTCCTGCGTCTACCCTTTCCACCACACATCAGCAAAGGCACCCATTCAAATGACTAATGATTATATCACAAAACAGGAAAGTTCTAGGTACCTTTGCATTGTATCATCCCCTCTATCGGGGAAACGCCGATATTTGGATTTGAACCACGATTCTTTGTGTATAGTGGGATTCTACACAACGCATTATCCATTATGCTATCGCCGTAAGTACGGATTGGCATACATGCATCTGTGTTTTAATCCGCACTGTTGCGATTCTTTTGCGTCCGGCTACTTTGGACACTGGGAACTATCGCAACGAAACCATAAACCCCACCGGACCTTGTGACGGTCCTTTAATCAGCTTTCCGCTAGTGGGTCAAGAAAGGTTCATGCAAAAGCAAAAAACATGAACAAACCATATACACCGAATTGCCGGTGTTGTATTCCGATTCGCTCTCGGCTAGAACGGATATACATTGCCCCTCTTTGTGATTCGCACTCCTTATCACGTTTAAGAGTTCAAGGGATATGGTAAAACTCTTAATGAGTTATAAAATATATCGCCACAATGGACGTACAAAAATTGATTATTGATATTATTCTCTCACGTGGTTTTTCGCCTAACACTATGTTCAAAAACGAAACTACCACCATGAATCCAAAATAAACCACAGCAATGTATCGAATCAAAAAACTAATCATCACGGTTCCTCCACTCTTCGCATCCGTGGTCGTGTTCGACATAATCAGATGCATAGTCACTGTTCATATTCTCGCACACATAACCATTCTCACGGCTATATGCAGCATATTTACAATTTCCACAACACAGTTTTTCGTTATCGTCCATCCTTGAAGTCCTCCATTTCTTTTACACTCATTCCAACAATTCCTGCCGAACCATCCGAATCCGTATTCTTGAAATACTCTCCATTCTGCGGAAACATGAAACGGAACATTGCGTAATTTGCTACATCGCAAAGGTATTCTGTGTTCCCAGTTTCTTCAAACTTCGCAAGACACTTTTTAAGACTTCCAATCGCATCCACATTTCCGGTTGCGAAATTTCTACTTGCCTTGCCGTATTTGTAATAGCTCTGACATATCAACGCTTTCCGCTTATCGTCAAACGCTTTTGAGTATTCTGTTTTCAACAATTCATTTTCCATTCTCAAAAACCCCTTTTTTATTTTTTCGGGAGTATGGGGGACTTAGTAGGCGGTTTTTTAATCCCCCAATAGAGGGGTAGGGGGTAGGCTGCTAGTCCTCTGTTTGTTTGGTTCGTAAAACTACAATTATACGAACTTTTACGCTTTTCCGTTGTTTATCCGTCTTTTTGTTCGATTTCAATGACTTCTTGTTCCGGATTTGTCAACTTTGGAAGCTCGCTATCTGCTAATGCTTGGCTGTTTTGATTGCCGACCTGCACTGGAGCAGTTTCCGCCATCCCATAAGCCGCCTTTGCAATAAAAATCAAATTGGAGTTTGTGCCGGCTTGGTTATGTAACCGGTTGAGCGTGAAAGATTTACAAATGTTGAACCATTTTTTAACTGTGCTACCATGTGCAGTGCTAACCCTATACCTACCCATAGACCAATCTGTAAAAGTATTTCTATCAATACCAACTAAAAAACTAAACACTTCCAAGGTTGGTAATACTTTATATTTAGCACATATACGAACGTAAATACTAAATAAATTATCTAATAATTCTATATCGTCGTTACTAGGCTTTTGAATATTATCAGCAATGTAGAAAATCATAGACACAAAGTTATCAGCTATATTTTCTACATCTCCATCTAGCTCGGTATCTATGTACTCATCCACTAGCCTATATATGTCGTTCTGGTATACTTCAATACCTACTTCGCTTTTGATACTATTATCTTTCACAGTATCACCTCCAAATATCCAAAATAAAAAACGCCAACACAAGAAAAATAAAAAGTTATCCTCTTGCGTCAGCGTCTGCTGCCGTCTGTGTGCTACTGTTTCCAGAGCAGTAATTTAATATCTGCCTCTACTATACACGATATACAAGTTGTTGTCAATAATGAATTTATAATATTTATTTGTCGATTTCGAGCCGTCTTTTATAAATCCGGGTACGGCGTCGGGGAATCTGCCCGACTATATATATACTTATCTTCTCTAACCTAACCTAATCTAATCTATTCTATGTTACATTTTGGAAGCAGATTGATTACAAAGTGATAACAGAACCGTATACAACATGATTACAAGTCGATAACAAAACGATAACAAAACACACAAAAAAAAGACGGCTAAAAAGCCGCCCTTTTTCTTCCGGAATTAAATTATAAACAATACTCAATAAAATACCATTTTCCGCAGACTTCAACCGCTCCCCAATCCGGAATTGGTGTTTTTGTTTCCACCATTTTTTTCACCTCATCGGTGAATTTTTCTTCGCCGTCCTTATCATCTAAATACGCCCATTCTTCGAGGTATTTTTCAAGATTTTCTTCTAAATCATAGAAAACTATGGCGCCATCTTTTAAGTTTTTCTTGGCTTCCTCTTTTGTGCATCCGTCTGCCATGAGGATGTCAATATCTTCCGGGATTTCTTTGAACTCAAAAAATTCTACGCCATTATCAAATTCACGCAAGAACTCTTTCAAGTCGTCCAAGTCGTCAATTTGTTCCCACTTGTCCCATTCTTCCGGTAGTTCGTTTTCATCCGGTTCAAAATAATTTTTTAATTTTACGAAACTATCAAAAAATTCGCTTTCTTCGTTCGTTCTTGTGTCTGTAAATGTGTATTTCATAATTTTCACCTTTTCACGGTCTCCCGTGCCTTTCTTTATTTGATAAGTCAATTATAACCTACTATTAGAATATTGTCAACTACTTTTTCAAAAGAATTTTATTTTTTCTTCGTCAGTTGGAATCACTTCCAATATATCCCCCGGCTGGCAGCGACACATAACACAAATTTTATTGATGGTATCGAGGTTTACCATTTTCCCAGTACGCAAATTTGAATTCGTTTGACCAGAGAGCAGTTTTTCCTTTTGTATGCGTGTTTGATTGTATCCGTGTTTTTTTAGCAACTCCAGTACATCTATTTTATATCTTATCAAAGTTCATCACCTCCTAATGATTTAATTGTATCATATATATAGGAAGAAAGCAAGAAAAAATATTCACAAAAAAGATTAAAAAAACGCTTGACAATAATCTATTTTTAGGTTATATTATATACAGAAACAAAAAAGCCGGTGACACCTACCAAGCGAACACCGGCACCAATCAAAAAAAGAAAGGTAAGGGAATTATATCATAGATTCCCGAAAAGGTAAAGAATTATGAAAAAATTAACAATTGCAGAGATGAGAAAAAAAGAGCTTGCTAGATTTAGCGAAGTATATAGCATCGATTTAGCAGACGCAAAAAAACTTGTAAATAGTTTTTATCGCTTTTGCGGGTTGGAAAGCAATTTATTCTATCTTGAAAATAACGAGAGTACAGCAAATAGCGACTATGTAAAAGATTTACAAAAAAAGGAAGAAAATTGGACGGAAAGGCTGCAAAAAAATCTTGCCGCTCATGGTTTGGTAATGGTCTGGTTTGGCTATTTGCCTACCATTTGCGAATCCGGAACAACTAAGACGGCACTTGAAAGATATTTTTACGAATAGGATTTCGCCGGGGTTTAATTCCCCGGCTTGCTTTTCCCCTTTTTAGGAAATAAAAATTAAAAATGGAAGGATGGTACTTGTTTATGAGATTTTGCGGAAGGAAAAAAGACGGTACACCGTTATTATTGACAGACAAGGAAATTGTTGAAAATGCACTTGAGCAGGAGCGGCAAGGAATCAAGCCACATTATTCATTTTGCGATTACAAAACACAAAAATCCATTACGCCGCCGGGCTGGTTGGTTTGGAATATTTTTGATGGCGGTTGCGGTGTCGTTTATCGTAGAAATGACGGGAAAATGATAATATCAACCGGGATGCCGGGGGATTTCTGTTATATTTAAAAATTAGTCGGATGCGTTCCGGCTTTTTGTCGTGTGCTCTGCCTGCTTTTGGTGGGCGTGCGCCCTGCTGCCGTTTTGCTTTTCGCAAATCTCCGGCGGTGTGTTTGCGGTACAGAAAAACAAAAGATTGTTTTTATCCTGCCGGATTTGTTCCGGTTTAGTTTGGATGCAAAAACGCATAGAACCTTGACAACGCTATGTATTAGCCGTATACTGATTTTATATATCTATGGCAAGTTTATAGGCTCACGAGATAAAAAGGCAAAATAGAAGCCTTGGAACGTCTCACAAGGGCAAGCCTTTATTTAGTGTATCTAAAATCAGCAAAGTAAAAAACAGTGCAAAAACTGTTAATATAAATCAATTTGAAAAAATTCACCCTGCAACTATAAAAATAAGTAACCCCGGGGGGTATCAAAAAATTTGCATTATCGGGCGAAAATTCCGAAATCGCAAAAAAATCTCTCTCCAACCTTGAAAATTTGAAAGGTAGGGGGGTATCAAAATATTTTGCTTACCGGGTGTAAAAAGAAAGGAGTGTTCAGCATGAACAAAAAAACAAAAGCATTAGACAAGGAAACCTACAAAGAAATCATAACCGCAATCCGCAAAGGGTTTAATTACGGAGAACACGTATTCAAGCCAAACAAACGGCTTGCTACATTACTGGTAGTGCAAGCCAACATCGGAGTTAGAATCTCCGATATACTGCACCTTACGCTTTCAGACGTGGTATACGAGAGCGGTCGCTATCATCTGGATATTGTAGAGCAGAAAACCGGCAAGGGAAGAAACTTCACGGTTCCAACTGAATTATTCCAGTTCTTAAAGCAGTACACCGAGGATAACGGCATTGCACCAACCGCAAGAATCTTTCCAATCAGCGAAAGAGCCGTACAGAAACAATTGAAGATTGTAGCGGATTTCTTTGGAATTGACGGAATATCAACACACAGTTTCCGGAAATTCTATGCTACGGAAATATATCTAAATAACGATTATGATATAGAGTTGGTGCGTCATTTACTCCAGCACTCATCCAGTTCGACAACGCAAAGATATATTGGAATCAGTGAAAAACGTGTTGAGAACGCATTGAAAAATCATTTGTGTATCATCTGATTGTATGGTACACTGTAAAGGTCTAAAGCCAATATAATACGGCAACCATTTATTTCTCCCCCCGGTTGCCAATTAGACAAAAAAGTAGGAGCCTTTTCCATAATTTAGGCTCCTATTTCTTATTTATTTCTTATTTTTCTTTCTTGCAACGTGTTCTAGTATGGTTTTCTCTGCTTCTTCTCTTAGTTCCGCAAAGTACGATACAACTTCCATAACAAACCTTGATTCGTAACCTTTTTCGTACTTATAGAGTATCTTGTAATCATCTACATTGTATGATTTCCCAATATCCAAAAGAATCTTGTGATACAATCCTTTTCTCGTAAGTTTGTATTGCTTGCAAAGATACTCAAAGTTTGGTTCCATTTCTGCAAGCCATTTATCCTCTACGAGTAGCGGATAGGTTTTGCGTTCCGGAATTTCCTGCTTTACTTGTCTTACATTAAAGTACGCTTTAACGAGTTGTCGCTGCACGTCCCATGATAAATCGTCTCTTAAAGACTTTACCAACATGAGATAGCCAGTTTCTGTTAGCAATATAACTTCTAAATTTGGATTACCGACTAATGACTTTTCATTCGGTACGAATTTCGTCCCGAACTCTTTTTTAGTTATTGAATAGTAATCTTCATTTTCGATAAAATGCTTTTTATTCCTTGTAAAGTTTCTTTTTGCTGTTCCCTTTGGTCTTTGATGTACTTTGTCAATATCCTTAAAAGTCACAACTCTCTGACCGTCATACTCCCTTATTTGCATTTCTGTGTTTTCAATGGTAATTACTTCGTTCATTAGCAAGCACCACCTTTCTCTGGAAAGAAATCAATCTTTCCGTTTGTCAGAAATTTAGCACAGTATGAAAATCCTGCAATGAACGATGCTTCTTGTACATCTGCTATGCCATCGCGAATTGATTCATCTATATTCTGGAACAGGCTCGGGCTTAATATGTCTCTCAAACGGGCAATGGCGTCTTCCGCTGTTTCCCAGTTCTTGTTGATAATACAAACTTCCTCGGAATTGTTCATGTCTTTTGTGTCCATAAAGTTCCGATAAGCAATTTTTAATAATTCTTCCATGTTTTTTCCTCACTTTCAAATAATGTTTGATTTTCTGTAAGAGGTATGCTATAAATATAAATAGACATATCTCTTGTTTGGTGTGTCATTGTAGCGGTTTAGGTCTGTCAAAACTTTCAAACCGCTACTTTTTTTGTAAAAGCAAATGTATCCCTTGTCGCATTGCTTCACCTTTGGTTATCTTGTGTTCCTCGCAGTATCTTTTTAACTTTCGTTCAGTTTCACTATCAAGGCATACACTAAACCGTTTAGTTTTTGGGTCATTCACTTTAGGTCTTCCTACTGTACTTATTGTTTTTCACTCCTTTCTAATTTTAATCACACCTTTATTATATTTCTATCACACCAAAAAGTCAACCCCTAAATGCAAAAAAATAGAGACAATATAAAATTATACTGTCTCTATCCAAACTCTAAGTATTACCAATATTGCTTTGAAGAACAAACTCCGTCATTAAATGTAACGTATATTCTATGATATGTCCATGGGTTGCGCCATACATATACAACTTGCTTTTTCCATAGATAATCTTCCCATCCACCACTTTCCTCTTGCATTTCTTCATATTCCATGTATTCTTCGTCTGTGTGCATTGTCGCATAATCAACTTCTTTTGTATAACCAAGTATATCCTCTACATCTTCAAGGAACATTCCTGCCTTTACACGGTTAAAGTTCGCATATGTGACTTTTGATTTTGCTTTCACTGTAACTTTTCTCTTATACGTCTTGTTGCCTATTTTGCATTTGACATATGCCGTTCCCTTTTTTACACCTTTAATCGTACAACTGCGCTTTGACCTTTTTACAATCTTTATTTTTTTGTTTGACGTACTCCATTTAGGCTTTTTACTTCCATAATAGAAATACAAACTAATAGTCAGTTTACTTCCCTGCTGGATATTTTTTACTGACGTATACAACTGTGCAGCTTCACTTTTTGTTTCCATACAAAAACATGATGCAATCATACTTAAAATCATAGTTAATACAATAAATCTCTTTTTCATCTCATTTATCCTTTCTTTTTGTTAGTGATATAACTTAAAAATATCGGAAGAAAGTGATTCCGCATATATCTTAATATCGTTTTCAGCATTGGTTATGCTTGTTGAAAAATCATCATAGTTTCCTGTCGGACTTGCAAGCAAAGAATATAAACTGTGTATTGCATTGCAATAGTTTTCTGTATCTTCACAGATGTCTTTATATTCATTATAAATGTAGTCATCTGATTTAAGTTTTTCCCATTTTGAATAGGTTTCCTTAAATTTCTCATATTGTTTTGCCGTTTTATTTGAATGCACTGTATCACTTATGCAAAGATTCACGGCATCAGAGAAGTCTCTAAATTTCCCATTCTTCTTTAATGTCCATTTATTTGTCTCTTTGCTTTTCTCTTTCCAAATAGCATTACTCCATGTATGGGTTGCTTTTATGCTTATGTTGGATAGATTAGAAACAAATTTATCTGTAGAATCAAATAAATCACCAGTCAACTTCACAAAATCACGTTTATTTTGACGTCTTTGTTTTTGCTCTGCAATTTCCTTTTTCTTCTTTTCTTCTTCCGCTTTCTTTTTCGCTTCCGCTTTCTTCTGTTCCTCAACTCGCTTATTGTTCTCTTGAACAAAATAATAGGTAACACCACCTGCAACACCGGCAAGCAATATAACAATAATCACGATTAAAGCTATCTTTTTATGCTTTTTGGATTTCTTATTCTGTTCAATTGCAAATTCCTTATCTGCATCCGTAATTGTTCTTCCACAATTCGGACACTGGTTTGTTTGGTCGCTAACTTTCTTTTTGCACTCCGGGCATTTAATCAAAGCCATGAGCAATCCCTCCTCTTTTATTTTTGATTGTATATTATCATATTTGACTATATTTGTCTATAATGCAGTTCTTAATGTTTGGAATACATTGTTTGTTATGCTAATTATTTCATCTGCGTATGTTGCCAAAAAGTCGCAAAACATTTCTTCCTGCTCCAAAGTCATATCAATTCCGTATGAAAACATTGCGCTATGGCATATCTCATGTAGCAAAACTT